TGTTCCATTGACTGTCAGATCACCAGTGATTGTCACTGTGCCATCTGCGGCAATGGTCATCCTCTCCGTGCCAGCGGTATCGAAGCGAATGATGTCTTCGTCGGCTGATTCCTCAACCTGAATTTTCGTATCGCCGTCAGCGTCAGTGAGCGAATCGCTACTTAGAGCACCAAGGCCAGTGTCGACATAGGCCGTAGTGGCCAGTTTCGTAGAGGCATCGCTCTGCGCCTGCGTTGTAGCAACTGCACCATCAGCGATGGAACCGCTAACCGTGAGGATGCCGCCAACGGTGACATCGTCGGGCAGACCGATAGTTACGGCTGCTGTCTCTGAGCCGGAGCCAGAAACCTCAACCTCATTTGCCGTTCCCGCAACAGTGGCAATGTAATTACCAGAGGTGTGAGTCCCAAGGGTCGCTGCGACCGTCAGGTCTACTGCGCCGTCTCCAGCGTCGTCGTAGGCGGCTGTCAGGCCAACGTGGGTACCGTTCGTGGCGATCTGGGCACCCGTAATGTCTTGGACATTCTCCGTGATAAGAGCAAGATCAATCGCCCCATCACCCGCATCGTCATAGGTCGCGGTAATGCCGGTATGGCTGCCGTTGGTAGCCAACTGCGCGCCGGAAATGTCTTCAACGCTCTCGGTGATTAGGGCTAGATCGACAGCACCGTCACCGGCATCGTCGTAGGTGGCGGTAATTCCAGTGTGTGATCCGTTGGTGGCCAACTGGGCACCGGACACATCCTGAGTTGCCTCAGTGAAGTCAGTGACTGCTGTCGAAGGAATGGCAATTGTGGTATTCGCTGCTACCGTCAATCGACCATAAGTATCAACCGTATAACCGGGTACTTGGGTTGCACTCCCATAAGCAGCCGCAGAAACTCCAGATGCCGTGAGGGTTAGATCAATAGCGCCGTCACCAGCGTCGTCGTAAGTAGCACCGATCCCAGTGTGCGAACCATTGGTAGCCAACTGTGCGCCAGAAATATCCTGCACATTCTCTGTAACAAGAGCCAAGTCGATAGCACCATCACCGGCATCATCGTAAGCAGCAGTGATGCCGGTGTGGGTGCCATTGGTAGCGAGTTGAGCACCAGCGACATCCTGTGTCGCTTCAGTAAAGTCAGTGACGGCTGTTGAGGGAATAGCAATCGTGGTATCTGACGCAGCAGTCAAACGGCCATAAGTATCAACCGTGTAACCGGGCACCTGAGTCGCACTTCCATAAGAAGCAGCAGAAACTCCAGATGCCGTAAGGGTCAGGTCGATGGCACCATCACCAGCGTCATCGTAAGTCGCACCAATTCCGGTGTGTGAGCCATTGGTAGCAACCTGAGCACCCGCAACGTCCTGAGTTGCTTCCGTGAAATCCGTCACTGCTGTTGAAGGAATAGCGATTGTGGTGTCCGCCGCAGCAGTCAAACGTCCGTAAGCGTCAACCGTGTAGCCAGGAACTTGGGTGGCGCTGCCGTAGGCCGCTGCGGTAACAGCCGTGACGTTTAGCGCAATGTCGATTGCTCCGTCGCCAGCATCGTCATAGGCAGCGGTTAGGTGGGTGTGCGAACCGTTCGTGACGATCTGAGCGCCCGTAACGTCCTGAGTGGCTTCGGTGAAGTCTGTGACTGCCGTAGATGGGATGGCAATTGTCGTATTCGATGCTGCCGTCAACCGACCGTAAGTATCGACTGTGTAACCCGGTACTTGAGTCGCACTCCCGTAAGAGGCCGCAGAAGCGCCAGAAGCCGTAAGGGTAAGATCTATGGCTCCGTCGCCAGCATCGTCGTAGGTGGCCGCTATGCCGGTATGAGAGCCATTGGTGGCTACCTGAGCCCCAGCTACGTCTTGAGTTGCCTCAGCGAAGTCTGTTACTGCTGTTGAAGGAATAGCGATTGTGGTATTCGCAGCAGTGGTTAAGTGACCCTGTGCATCAACGGTGTATCCGGGAACCTGAGTAGCGCTTCCATAAGAAGCTGCTGAAACCCCAGAACTGTCATGGTCGATGGTGTTGCCGGTAATAGTGAGATCCGTACCGGCACTGAACGCCTGAGTACCGGTGAACTGGGTCCAGGTGATCGTGTCTGATCCAACAGTGTGTGGATCGCTTGTGGATGTGACCACGAAGCCCTGACCGTTGTTAGCGGAACCCGCTAGAACATAGACAGCTTCGCCCGCTTTGATCTCGCCAGATGGTGCTCCGTCAAAGTCGGTGGCTCTTGTGAGCACCCATGCGGCAGAAGATACGGCACCCTGAGCGGTTACATCATAAAGACCGTTATGGGCGGCAGTTGTTTGATCCTGAACAAGAATTCTATTTCCGGTAGTTGCGTTTGCGCCGTCAACAACAAGTCGAGCTTGAGCACCAGCGGTCAAGGTTGCCCCAACTCCTGCGGTGCCATTGTCATAAGTCGGCGTATTCGGCAAAGCTGCGGCAGTACCGAGGTTGACGGCCTCGTGCCAATCGAGACCCGCGATGGCGTTATCAACGTAAGCCTTGGTTGCAGCGTGTGTCGAGTTGGCGACCGCACTGGAGATTGTGACTGACCCGAAGGTGGGAGTATCTGACGCACCTACGGCTTGTCCGATGGCGACAGTCGGGGTTGCAGTTTCCCCGCTGTTGTTAGCGAGAGTGACACCAGTACCAGCTACGAGACTGGCGACATAGTCGCCCGTGGTATCGGTTCCCAACGCTGTTGCGTCAGCGACAATGGTTGCAGTCAATGTGGCATCAGCAAGGTCGGTAATAGTCGCGCTACCGCTCAAGTCACCAGCAAGAGTGATCGTGAAGTCATCCACGTTCAAATCAATTGCACCGTCGCCAGCGTCATCATAAGTAGCAGCGATACCAGAATGGGAGCCGTTGGTAACTAGCTGGGCAGCAACAGTGTCTTCGATGTGCTCTGTGGATGCACTTAGGTTTCCAGTCGTAACCACAGTTCCATCAACATTCGGGAATGTGATGGTGCGGTCTGCTGTCGGATCTGTAACCGTCAGAGTGGTTTCAAAGTCATCAGGAGTGGCGCCTTCAAGGACGATGGATGCGCCGGAGACATTTACCAGGGGGGTTGTGAGAGAGGTTGTAACTGTTACGGCGGCAGGCAGGCCGACGGTTACGGCAGCCGTTTCTGAACCAGATCCGGAAACTTCGACTTCGTTGGCAGTCCCAGCGATTGTGGCAACGTAGTTACCCGTGGTGTCGGTCCCCAACTCTGTCGCATCCGCAACGATGGTTGCAGTCAGCGTTACGTCGGCAAGGTTGGTAACGGTCGTGCTACCGCTCAGATCGCCAGCCAAGGTGATCGAAAAGTCATCGACATTCAGGTCGATGGCACCATCACCAGCGTCGTCATAGGTGGCACTAATTCCACTGTGCGATCCGTTGGTAACGAACTGAGCGCCAACAATGTCTTCAACACTCTCAGTATTGGCTTCCCACGAAACACCACCAGCAGCACTGCTGTCGGCAACGAGGTGCTGCCCATCGCTTCCTACGGCGAGTATCCCAGCCGTATTATCTGCCGTACCTACAACGAGATCGCCTTTAGCATCGATCAGGTGCTTGCTGATGTCTCCCAAACCGCCATAGCTAAGAGAGGTCCATGCGGTTGATCCGTCGCCAATCTTGTACTTCTCGTTATCGGATTCATACCCGATTTCCCCGATAGCGAGCGTGGGGTTATTAGAAGTCCAGTTCGCTGCGGTATCTCTACGGAATTGAATAATTGCGGCCATAGCTGCCCCCTACTCGACGTTTACGGTGGAGTCTTGGCCATCCGCATTGATATGGAATCGAACCCAGGATGCTGAAGAGCCACCATCTGCTGCTGTTGCAGACAGGGTGTCTAAGGCAATTTCTTGCCACACAGAATTCGATCTGAAATAGAATTTGTTGTTTGTGGTGTCAATCGCGATGGTTCCATCGGCTGCAGTTGCCGTAGGTTCCTCGGTGGTAATAAGATTGACGACACCAGCCGTACTGGCGTCAAGGGCATCATCTGTCTTTAGAGTGTTGGCGCTAGAGCGGTACAGGTTGACATCGCCAGTAGCGGAACCGGAACCCCAGGTGATCTTGCCACCTGCGTCAATCTTGACTCGTGGCTCAGAGTCCCCATCGACCTTAACGCCAACAGCTTGTGAAGATACTGCCGCTAATTCGTCAACAGATATGCCAGTTTTAAACTTCTGAGCCACGGCCTCAACCGTACCTTCCTATAGTGCGCCCCTCGGGGCGCTATGGGCGAGTACCGTCTTAACCGGTAATCACAACTACATAGGCACCACTTGCTGGAGCCGTAGAGAAATCAACAGTGACCGTGCTTGTGCTTGTTCGCACAACATCAGCGATAACCGTGTCGTAAGTGGAAGCGTCATATACCTGAACAACTACTGCCCGAGTGCCAATGTTGTGGACTAGGGCAAAGCTTGTGGCGCTTGCATCACCGATTGTCTGACTCGCTACACGAGCAGTCGTCGGGGTTGAAACTGTGAGACCTGCAGCTGAAGTAGCGGCAAGGTTGTCACGAGCAGCAGCTTCGGTGGTTGCGTTGGTACCACCCTGAGCGATGGGAAGTGTTCCCGTAACGCCGCCGTCAACGGCACCGCCAGCCAAATCGGCAGCATCAGAAGTAAGGACGCCAGCGGTATAGGTAATACCAGTACCGGCAATATCACTCTTGATAGCAAGACCGGCAGCCGTTGTAGCCAAACCGGACACGGCAGGATCGAGTTCAATTTCCAACTCATCGCTAGTGATGATGACTGCGCCATCAGACTTAACATTGACGTTGAGTACGTCACCACTCTTGCTGAGGCCGTCACCAGCGAAAATCGTGCCAGCAACTGAGAAGAGGGCGAAGGTGAGAGCGGTTGTGCCAACGGTGATCTCACCGTCGTTGGTCATCACCCAGCCGGAATCAGCGTTCGTTGTACCTTCTTCGACGAAGGTGAACATCCCCGGCGTTATTTCCGAGTTGGAGTCAGCGTCGGTGGCTCTGCTCGGTGAGCCAGAAGCGGCGACGATGTAGATGCCGTTTTCGGCACCGGTACCCTGGTTCTTGACCAGGACCCTGTCGCCAGTGGCCAGCGTTACACCATCGAGAGTGTCGCCGTTCTCAAGATCGCTAGACAGGGTGAGAGCAGCCGTTGTTCCAGCCCTGACAGATGCTTTGACATCAAGCCCGGTGCGGGCGGCGTCAACGTAAGCTTTGTTAGCGGCATCTAGGTCGGCAGACGGAGTAGAAACCTGTATACGACCGCTGCCGTCACGCAGGACGAGAGTGGAGTTGGTATTGGTACTTGTGGCGTTGTCAAGCTTTGTCTTGTCAGCACCTTCTAAAAGGCCGGAATCTCCGCCATTGACAGCGTTGGCAATAGAAAAGGAAACAGTACCGTTAGATTCGCTGACAACTAAAGCATTAGTAGTAGAAGTAACAGCGTGTAATGCCTTACGCCACGCAGAAGCGTCATAAACCTTGAGCACCTTTTCGGTACTGTTGTATATCAGACGACCCTCAAAGTTGCCAGAAGCCGGGTCAGAAGCCAGTGATTCAAACCGACCATTCAGAAGTTGATTCTGATTTAAGTCAAGATTTGTAACGAATTTAGTCGCCATCCCCTACCTACCGATCAAGTGAGATATGCATTCCCAGCGAAAGCTGCTGTGAATGACACCGTTATTTGAGTGTCGCTGTTATATAATACATCACCTACAACAGTAGTGTCCGCAGTGTCTACCACGGTTACTTGCGGTTTGCCTTTCAACGCATGGGTTATTGACCACGATGTTGATGGTGACGCCTGGGTATGGACATGTCGCCTTGCAAAAACCGTCTCTGTGCCCAGAAGCTGAACCGCGATTACGGTTGGAGCCTCCGGATCAATACAAACCGTGTTGCGTGAATCCTCATAAATGTTGACAGCATTTGGATACTCTTGTATTTGGATCTGATTGCCATCAGCGTCACAAATCACTTGATTTGGAACCGTCATTAGTGAGTCACCTCCAAATTAAGAGTGAAGGTGCCCTGAATGACACGAGAAACTGTGCCACCAGCTGAAATGATTTCCAAGTCGTAAACGCCGTCAGAATCAAGTGCGGCTGTTTGCGTGTTTGTCATGACAATGTTGAATGTCCCAGCTGTTCCACCAAGAACAATTCCACTGTTAGCAGTAGTTAACTCGATCTCAGGAGAAACGGATTCCAGGGTTCGACGTATCTGCATCCTGGCGGTGTAACCCGTCAAGTCATACAATAGATACGTCGAACCCGTGGGATCGGTTGCGTCTGGGTACTTCAGGATGCACGACCTTGAGAAGTCGGTTCCCTGTTCGCACGTTATGTTATAAATGCCAGCGATCATAGGGCGCTCCTCCTACACTTATTCATTGTAGGTTATGAGTGCTGATGTATCGGGCAATTACACCACCTTTAGCTGACTGAAGCTGATTCTTTGTTAGAACCAACGTTCTTCAAGCCCATCGCCATAGCAACCGAAAGGGCAACCGCTACAGCGCCCGCCTTCAGATTTGCAGTGTCGGTGAACCCGTCAAAGTCAGCACCAGTGGCCATCCAAACGCCCAGGTAAGCCTGGACGAATGTGCGGATAGCACGCTCGATTGCATCTTTAATAAAGGACATACTCATAAGAAACCCTCCTAGGTTTGCAGTTAGTGGTCCTTGTCCATTATACCAGTGGGGGTTTCTCTGTTTCGGGCCTGGGCATCTCCGGGTGTAAAGGAACATAATGAAACATGATTGTATCCGCAGCACCAGCGGGGATCTGGTCTCGATAATGCCACCTGTGAGTGCCGGAAAAAAAAGCTGCAGAATTCGGAGAATGGTCTATTTTCGCCCATTCCATAGAGTCCATAATCTTTTGTATGGCCTTTGTTCCTTGAGGAAATCGTTCAGCTTGAGTTGTCGGCCTTTCGTTCTCTGAAAATTCGTTTTTGCCAACATACATAGGCCAAGAGGGAATACCATCGCAGCGGATCATGTAGCTAATCGTGTAGCGACATCGCTCATTATCTAGATGTACTCCCAAAGTACCAACATCGGTGAAATAGCTCGACAAGCAGGTATAAGTAGGGACAACCTCTTCTTCGAAAACTTTAGAAGCTAAGTTCGTTAAGCGACGATGTTCTTTTTCGAAAAAAGGTAAATCGGACCAAGCGTGTCTACGACATCCATCGTCGCCAGTATTTACAGGCGTCTGATACACGTCAGTGTCCAGGAACTCAATAATGTTAGCCCGAGTTTGTTTTGAATATAAATTCTTTATCTCGGAGATAATGGTCATCGAGTCAACTCAAGACTAAAGAACTTCCATATAAAGATTGAGCAATGCGATTTCCGCTGAGGCGGCATCCACTTCAGCTTTTGTTCCCATACGTTGCCAAGTTCCATTGATCCGAACCTGAAACTCATCGACATCTTCTATGTAGGCACACAATCCGTCGTGTTGTGCGCTGGCCATTTGACCAAAACCGGCAGAGTTATTATCTCTTGCTGAGGCATTAGCAAATACACAAATCGATTGCTCCATCAACAGGTCATTTACGTCAACAGCAGTTAAAACTTCGTTTTGGGCGAATACCTTAAAACCATTAGCCATGTTCTGTACCTCCGCTATCCAAGCTTATTGACACTGAGTCGTCCAATACCCATGTTATCTAATGTTAAATATAGAGCAGCTACAACTGCATGCGTGTAAAAATACCCCATGGGTCTTGCCAATTCTACTGCATCCATTACAGGCGCAGAAGAATCTCCGACTGTTGTCGAGTCCGGAGTCTCACTGAGCACTGTTTGCAGCAACATGTGCCAGTGGCTCGTGACCTTGTATGTTGACGTAGCGTCAGGAGTTCCTGCCGCCCAAGAGGCAACCGTTGCGACCTTCGTGCTACCCACATAATCCGTAATATCTACAGTTGCAGCATTCTGTCCGGTTCCTCCGGTTAGTTCGATTTGCGAACCGTTGTAATAGTCATCCAAAGCGGACGCAGCAGCAGCTAACGTGATTGTTGTAGCACTTCCCGCTTGAGCCGTTCCAGAATCAAGCGTTGAGTTCGGATATAGCGCAACCTCTTTGTCGCCACTCAGTACTTGCTGTACAGACTTCAACACGGCGTCTCTCGTACCTCCGTGTACTCCGTAATATCCGTTTTCAAACTGCCAAGCGATGTAAGCGCCTTCGTCAGTTATCCATGATTCAAAATTACCGTTAGGCGATCCACCGGCAGCATTTTCATTCCCACCTGTCGCCCACACATTACGTTTTAACGTGGTGCCGATAAATTGCGCCAACCAGGCTTCAGACTCAGTTTTTTGGATTACAGGAAGACCGTAACCCACATATTCAGGATCAACTAAAGTACTTCGAGTCCATCGTTCTGTACCGGTTTGGCGTGGATGAAGCTCTGTCAATTCGTAATCAAACCATTGCTTATATCTAGTCAAAGCCTCGTTGCCTTTAGAGGTCATGATATCAAGCAATTTATAGTAGGGGTATGTTGGATTAGTTTCGGTTGCATCCATATCCCAATAAAATGTTGGTATAAAAGATTTACCTGTTCGAACATAGTTGTTTAGATGAAACGCCGTGTCATCAATAAGCGCACAGGTAGTAATTTGAAATGGCTGCCCTTCATGTCCGCTGACGGTAAGTCGGATTTTCATGTTAAAAGTACTGTTGCTGGCAGCTGACTGGTTTTCAACAATTGGGTAGTAGTTGCTACGAAACGAAGTCCACTGGCCTGGAAGGTTGACCGTCGATTTGAAAGAACTCAAATTTGGATAACCATCCACGAGAATTGTGTAAATGTTTCCAGTTGTGGTGTCTGGATTTGGGATGACAACATTTCCGAATGATTCGGTCTGCTGACAAATCTCGGCTTTTGTGATTATGTCAGAATCCGAAAGAACGTTTCCAGAAAATGTTAGATTGCAATTAAATGCCTTAGCCGATGTAACTGATTGATTCTCTAACTCGACGACTATAGGGTCAGAATTTGTCGGACCAACATTCATTGCATAGTATGTGGGGGTTAAAGTGTATGTTTCAAGATCTGTAATTGTGTACGTCCCATTGCCGGACGTTACCGACCATGCAGAAATATACTCATTTGGATTCTGAAAATCCCCGAGTGCATCCCTTGACGAGAAGGCTTCGTTGAGCCCTAGCAGATTTACTGTCGTTGCAGCCATTACGCTACCGTGACAGCCGTCATTGTGATCGTTAGGTTACCTTCCGAAAGCTGGGGCAGCATTCCTTTAGCCAGATATTCTATGTTGCCGCCAGTCACTTGATAGAGAGCGCTGTGTGCTGTTCCACTCGAACTATTGCCCGAAGCAACACTTAACGTCACACTCTCGACATAGAGCACACCAGCGACTTCCTGGATGTTAGCAAGAATAGCTCCAGATGTGATTCCCTCGCCATCGACAACTCCAGACCGAACACCGTCATATCCCAGTGGCGACAGATATGTCAATACTTTATTTTTAATAGATGTTTCAAGTGCAGCACTATTGTAAACCGAATTGTATTTCAGTACTGCCGCAACCTGAAGGTCAAAGATGTCCACATCCAAAGTGCCAATTGTCAATCCGGCCACTGAACGATCAGCGACATAGGTAGAAATTTCTTGTTTCTCGGCTGTGGTCAATTGGCGATTATTGCCATAAGTGAAAAGAGTGATATATCCCAAATCGTTAGCTGCTGCAGCTAAACGCGGATATGCCCCACCCGAATTTGTCAAATCATATGCTTTTACGAAGTTAACAAAAGTTTTGTTGCTGATAATAGATTGTTGAGCATGTGCAGCTTTTGTCATAGCCGAAGCCAAGCTTTGGAGATGAGATCGGACACGAGTCAAATACGCGAATGGGCGTTCTGGGGCAGATCCATTGACGAAAGATGCGTTCACTTTATAGACGGATGTAGCGTCCGGAGTGCCGGAAGGCCACGATGCAACTGTCGCAACTTTTGTAGAACCTACATAATCAGTGATTGTCACTTGAGTAGCGCTGTTTCCAGTACCGCTGATAATTGTTAATTTCTTATTGTTGTAGTAGTCGTCAGTAGCTGATGCTGTGGCCGCTAACGTGATTGACGTGCTCGTTCCAGCCTGTGCGATTCCAGATTGTTGAGCATAAATTGTGTCGATTTGAAAGATTACGTTTTGAGAAAAGAATTCCGTACCGGTTGTCACAACTGGATGAAGCGAAACTTCGGTACTAGTTAAAATAACTGTTACTTCCGCTGGCGTGCCGGACCAGTCCGCTACCGCAATCCCTGTAGTAGTTTCATAGGAGTACTGAGAAGTTTCTCCACCAGCAATTCGCTGATAAAAGAATTGACTTCCGGTCGGAATGTCAATACCAACATCTTGATTTAAGGTGAAAGTAACCTCTATCGTGGCTCGGGTGCCTTCACCTTTTTCTATGCCCAACAATCTTCCCACGCCCTCCATGATGCGTGGAGGGAGCCTGTTGATGTGAGAAATTGTTAAATGACTCATGTGGGCGGCAGCTTGCAAAAGTGCGTCTTCCGGGGTGCCCTGACGAACCTTGAATTCTGGCAACGTCAGTCGAGCCAACTCAACAGATCCGATATAGATGTCACCCGGAGTCACATCTTCGGGAATCATATCTACATATTCACTCCAATTTGCTGGCATATCAGGTACCTCGACGTGAGAAATGGACGGTCACTGTGTTTTCTCCGTTACCTTCATCTATCGAAGTTTCTATAGATTGAATCTCTATTTCAGGAACATAGCGTCCTGCGTGAAACAAGAACTGTCCACGATCAATTGTTTTGAACGTAGGGTCTTGAACCCCAAAATCGGGCGTTAAAGGATGTGTTCCAGGTTCTGTCCGAGCGGTCACGGCCAATATTTGCTTAAAATACTCATCCTGACTGGGGTACAGCACCTGAAAGCCACCGTTGGTCTCCGTAAAAGAGATGGGGAATTTCATCATGTCAGTAAACCTCCACAGTATTCATAGTTTACCCCACCTCAGAACTGGGATTCTGGCCGTTCTCTAGTTCCTCTACCTTTTGGGCAAGTTCTTTAACTGCCTCTATCAGCACAGGAACTATTGTTCCATAGTCAACCCCGTAAGCATCGGACCACCCGTTAGCGTTCTCAACGTCTTTGTCCGGGTCATACAACACGGCGGAAGGGATAATAGCAGCAGAGTCCTGGGCGATGATCCCGTATTGGTAACCGTCCATCGTTTGGAATTCTTCAGTAGTCCCAGCAGGAGTTCGTTTCTTGTATTTCACACCCACTAGACGCTTAATGCGTTCTAACCCATTCGTGAGTGGCTTGATACGGGTTTTCATTCGCTTATCAGATGAATGACTATGTGAGTTGGCGTTGATGGAATTGAACTGTCCGGTACTCGCGGTAATGCCGTTAGTGACATTCAGGGCAGCTGTACCCGAGCCCGTAAGAGCAATCTTCTCACCAGTTAGGGTGCCTTCAAATACTGGTCGCGTGCCCCCTTTCCCATCCGTATCAGCAAGAGACACAAAGGCATCTGTCTGACCGTCTAAACGTCCAAAGCAGACACATCTCTTTAATTTCATATCTAAGAATGCGACCAAAACTCGATCCCCAACGATTAAAGGGTCGATTGGGGACTGGTTGGTGACGCTGACTGCACTGAGCGTAGCTCCTATACCCAAAATCTTGATTGATATTTGGCCTATCTTCCTTTTGCCAAGTTTGACTGTTGATGGCACAACGTATAATACTTTTGCCTCATAAATGGCGCCCGGTTTGACCGCTCCGGTTGAACCACCTGCCCCAGAACGAAATTTGCTTGGATCAGAAAAAGGTAGACTTGTATTAGTCATTGTGGTTCCAAAACCAATTGTCGCCTGCTTGTATTTCTTCGCGGATCACCCTGATCACCGATGCTGATTTGAGGTATGTCCTTAGCGATACGTTCAGGAGATCTAAACTGAACAGTAACAGGACCGGTGCCATAGTGTTCGAACGAAACGCTACTAATTAAGTAATATCCGTTAAAATAGGTGGTCCCAAATTCATTTCTGTCCATATCCAAGGCTATCGTCATACCCGGTCTTAAAGCCCTTGCATTAAACCGATCGAACATGAGACTTCCGGTTACTTCGAGAGGGTTGTTATCGGAACGAGTGGCTGTGGGCATGTCTAAAAGACGGAACGTGTCGAAACTCTCAGCGGAGTCGGAGATTGCTGAAGGCCAACCCACACGGATGTAATTCATCCCGACGCGTGTATCTCTTGGCGTGATTGTGTTGAGAGCAATATTTTGATCGTATTTGATACCCCACCGACCTAAAAGCCATTTCTGTGTACCAAACCATAAAACATTGTCGGCCTCGAAAAGCATGAACTTAGATGGGTCACCCTCAGGTGTAGAACCGCCCTGGACCTTAACCAGCACATCCCAAAGCGATTCTTTTGCACCATCGTCTCCTTCAGCCTGCCATTCCGCTTCGGCCTCGTTTGTGTATTGAACTACGGAATCCAAACCGGCCCAACGAGCTGCGTTCTTCACAAAAGCTGATCCAACACCACCAATAACGCCCTCCGTTTTACATCTCTTTAATTCCTGAACTCCTTTAGGGCGAAGCTGCAAAGTCCAAACTGCTCCAATCCCTGGTCCTGGACCCATAGTTGCACTAGCAATTTCCATTCTCTGCCAAAGCCGGGTACCGGCTATGGTCGCAGTTTGATGTAAAGCCAACTCGTGTAGTGTCCAACTCCTGTACCAAACAGTTCTAGCTATAGCAAAATAGTTGTTTCTAGCCAATACGAATTGATGATCGTGGACCGTAACTGTGACCTGACTCACCATGTCCATGCTGTATTCAGTTTGGATAGCCAAAATGGCTTCGTTGATGCCCGACAAGGCATCAGCCATATAAATATCATCCCAAGCTAAGTCGCAGCCCTGTCGGGGTCCTGCGTGAGCCGGTGCACCGGAATCAGACGTTATAGGCATCGTTAGTAGCTGTCGACGCCGATATCAGTATCCGGATATGGTCCGGAGTGTAGATTGTCACCAGGCCCGTGGGGCATCTCCACGAGCGCGCTTGGCAGCCCAGGACTAGATGCTGTGTTTCCAGGTTCTCCCGGCACCGCTGGGCCTGTCATCGGCGGCATAGACATTTCTACGACTCTCATTTGTTCGATAGGAATTTCTTGCAAAGTCATAGAACATTGTGCGGCAGCGATTTGTTTGTCGCCTTCACCAACCACCCTACGAGCAGACTTCACAGTGAAATTGGCTATAACAAACTGCATGGCTCGACCTGTTGTTTGAGCCCGCTTCATTTGAATCGCAAACAATTGATCCATTCCGAAAATGGAAACAGGTAACGGTCGTTGCGCCATCTGACGAAGCTGATCTATATCCCACGACACGTCTTTGTAAAGACCATCGCCCTGACCCGGCTGACCATCCAAGTTGTTATGGGCAATCAGAAAATCGAATGAAACTTTCATCAATGCCCAATCTGACCACTCAACTATTGGAAAATCTCCTTTACGGGGTATTTCAACCCAGCGAGAACCCAAGCCTTGATAGCTAACAGTGTTTGGAACATTTTTAAAATAGTATTTATGTGGTTCCTCTAGGTATGTGCCAACTTGTTGAATGTAGGGTTTTTCGCCTGCTTTCTCGGCTGGTTTGGTGTAACCGATTGGGGCGCGAACAATCAGTTTTGATACAGCAGGTGTAGGCGCTGTTATTGTTGCAGGAGGAGATTTGCTTCCTGATCCTTCGCCTTTCGCAGTGTGTGAAACGTCTGGTCGGATAACTTGAGTTGCTGGTCCTGTCGGAAAATGAGGGTTAGTTACGCCTCCGTTGCGATACCATGTGATTTGAGACTCCGTGTAACCTGCTTCTATTAACGCATCACGAACGAGTACGTCAACGTTACTTCCAATGCCCGGCGAGCCATGCGTCCCAACGTTGGCGTGCGTATTTATAACCCCTCCTTCAATCCCTTTCATTAGATCACGGTGTCTCGAATATTTTCCTTGCCACCGGATTCCATCACCAGAGGTCGCTAAAAATGGGCGTATTGCCTGAGCTGCCTCAGGAGTAGATATCACAGCTGTAGCCTGTCTGGCACCGGCAGCTGCCCTCGATGCTTCCCAATTCTCCGGCGATTCTTGAAATGTCGATGGTCCTAGGTGGTTCGCATTGCTGCCTAGGAAGCTGGGTGAAATAGCGTGGGGACCGATCGGACCATACGGAAGCTGAGCACTGATTCCGGTAGTGGGGAGGCCGCCGCCCCCGGTGTACACCCTGTACTCCTGCTGGGTCATAGCTTTATATTTAGTGTATTGATGAAATCCGATAAAGTCCGCCCGGAGCGTGCGGTTACGCTTTTCAGCATAATAAAAAATAGCGCTTGAGGCCGTGGAGTCCATTCCCAAAGCAGGAGCGTTCTCGCTCGTTCTTTCGAGAATCCACAGCAGTCGACCCAGCCCCTGCTTCTCGTGTTTGTCCGAAAATGTTACGCCAATAGCATCAATACGCCTAAAGACCGCTCCATTGAATTCCGCTCCGGTGATGGCAGCCGTCATGCCTGGTCCGTAGGAGTATTGGAAACTCTCTAAATCACCCACATTATGATTGAAGTCGTCGAAGCCCGAATTAATAAGGTTTGAGTCGAATTCATCAAAGTAGATTATGGAGGACCTTGCTGGCCAGTTCGTACCATTAACAAAATTTGCGTATCCCACGTCAGGCCCTTTCGTAAGTGTCGACTGAGCGGCGGGCAATACGATCCATTACTTCATCCGCGATTTCTGCTGGAGATGCGTTATCCCCACCTACAACATTGATTGTGTAGTTATTGCTTTCCCCGCCTCCGGATTGAGCAGTGGAAGGCACGCCGTGTAGGTGTCGTGTTCTTCCTGAGCCGTGCATGTCGGCGTAGCCGCCAGCATTACGAATACCGGTCATTACTGACCCTAAGTTGCTGCCGGACTGGTCAAACGCTCCACCGTAAAGATGGTCAGAATTGCTTGAACCCAAGCCTCCTTGTAGGCGACCACGCATGGCGACCACACCGCGACGCGGTGTAGAAGTATCGGTGGGTGCTCTCCAAACATCAATTGCAGTAACGAGATCAGTTACCCCACCAATGAAGCTTGCGACAGCACCTTCGAACTTGTCTTGAGGGGCCATCAGGTCCTCTTTAGTCATTTGGGCTAGATCTAAATTGATGCCAAGCTCTGCCAGTCTGTCCTTCAGAACGGCAGCTGTAAGGAATGCCCCAGTGTCTGTGTCGCGATAAAAATCTCTCTCCAGCAGCCCGGAACCCTCAATACCCCTCATGTCTCCAAGCTGTGAATAAACGCCCGACAGGCTTGAACCACTGACTCCAGCTCCGAGGATTGAACTGAATATGATTTCAGCAGCATCAAATTTTTGTAATGCGGCACTTCGATCATTACCGGCAAGAGCACCCTGGACACCGTCGATACTGCGAAACTTCGACTCCATCCCCCCGAGCATCTGGCCTTCTCCGAAGACTAGACCACCGGGACCAAACAAGCTTTGCATCTGCCGTGAACCAGCGGTTTCAGATCCGGTGAGCGTTGTCATAGCTTGAAAAACGTTTCCAAATTCAGTTAGTACAGTTTGCTGATCATCGTCAGAAAGGGGACCGTCCTTTTTGAGAATGTTTCTAATGTTTTGAGATGCTTCATCAAGCGTGTGCGGAGCGTCGATTCTTTCGATGGCATCTCGCATGCCTTGCTGTATCGCAACTCTGCGATCTGCTGAAGCTGCCTGTAGTTCTCTTGTGTCATTTATTAGTGCCCCAGATAGGGAAATCGCCAAAGCACCCCACCCGGCGGTAGCGCTATAAAGTTCAGTGTTGGTGGCACCAGCCATAGCCAGAATTGATTCTTCGCCCATATTGAATGCGTCACCTAAGACACCTAGATTTATTGCCGTCCGGTCAATCACTGTATCGATCTTGCCCAAGTCATTGCTCAGTTGAACGGCCAAGGCGGCGACAAGAGACCCATAGTCTTCCTCTTTAAGACCAGGCTCAATCATGTGGGCAAACGCGGGATCATTCTGCAGACGATTTATAATTGCAGCCTGTTGGCCCGTATCGCCTGACAAAGCTGCATCGAAAAGATCATCGCGATACCCTCCTGCCGCACTATCCGCCATAGTCTGTTTGACTGATCTAGTTGTTAGAGCAGATCCACCTCTACCCTCGACATTGACTTTGAGTTGAGACGCTATGGCGTCTATCATCGCGTCGGAAATAGCGCGACCGGCTTCTTGGGCCAGCCCTCTCGCAGCAGCCGATTTTCTAGCTCCGGCAGTTAACCATCCATAAGCACCGCCGATTATGGCACCACCCAAGGCACCCCACGGGCCTGCGTACAGGCCAATAGCGGCACCACCTGCGGCGCCACCCAATGCCGAGTGCGTTTGATTTTGGCTAGTGGCAGCCAAACCAAGTCCGGCGATACCTGCACCGATTTGCGGACTCATGAACGCAGCCGCTCCACCTAAGGCCATTACGCCTTGAGACTCTTCACCTACTCGACTTGAAAGCATCCCCAGCCCCATGCCAAGGCCAACCCTTGCACCCATGCTGCCAGCGAGTTTTCCACGGAAAGCTTCGCTTGGCTGTCGAGCAGCACGCAGACGGGAACCGACCTGTCGTTGCCACATCGTGCCCGTCTTTCCAGCGGCCAACTGCTCCGAACCCACCCGTTGGCGGAAACTCATAGATTTCATACCTTGCGCGTTCAACGCCGCCCGGTTGCCCGCATTGAGTTGTCCTTGTCCGGTAACTCCAGTAGCACCAGCCCCCCCTCCGGCTACATTCACTTGACCGGCAGTTACATTCATTGTTTGTGTTTGTTTCATGAACAAGAAACCGCCAGCCCACATTTTGAGCTTGCTTAAAATCACCATTGCGGCTGCCAACAATCCGTAAGCACCAGCACCGTCTCCGACGGCACCGAGCATTCCGCGACCCCCGCTAATCACATTCGTCAACATATCTACGATGCTTTTAACACCACCTATAATTCTATTTATGAACGGTAAGGCTTCGAAGAAGAGCGCTTTTAATTCGTGTTGAAAATTACCAAACGAACTGAATAGTTCCCCTAGGCGTGTACCGAATTCTCGAACTCCAGATTCATTTTCCTGCAGCATCTCATTGAAGAAGCCGAAGGACTCTCTTATGTAGTCGCCGATCGCTCCGAACATGTTTCCGAACATGCCTTCGAGAACTCTGGCTCCGTCAATCATGGGACGCAACCGATCCAAGACGTTGTTCCAGCCGTCAACAAAACCTTTCCAACGATCAGCGATTCTTCCGAACATGCCTTCGACTTCTGGTCCGCGACGAACCAGAGAGACGAACATGTCCGTAGCTTTTTCTGCGAAACCAGTTATGGAAGCCAGGAAAGGACCATTACCGAATTCCATAAGGGGTAACCACACCTTAGACATGGAGTCACGGAATACTCTCGTAACTTCTTCTAAGCGCACCTTAAGCGGCCCTAAAAACGATTGACCCAAGTCGGCAAAATCCGCCCTAATTCCCGTAAAAGCTGACTTAAATTGACCAATGAGAGTGCCACTAACGGCTTTCCATTGGCCCGTTACGCCACCCGCAGCGGCCAACGATCCGTCCGACAAGGCTGCCTGTAGCTGTTCGCGGGAAGTAATACCCAAATCTTTCATAGCTTGCTTCATGGGTTCCCCCATGGATTTGGCCTGTTCCCGCCAATTGCCTTTGCCTGATTGTATGGATGCGATCAACTCACCTGCTGATGACATTCCTTTTTTCATATCCCCACCAGCGGAAGCAAAGTCCATCAACTGGCGAAGCATGCTTTGGGACCCTGTGCTGAAAGTCGATCTTTGGGACACTGCAGCATAAGCTGCTTCCAAATTTGCGGCTCCGGCAGAAGCCAAGGTCTGATCACGATGAAGGCCACGCATCACTACACGAACCTTGTTTAATCCAGTAACAAAACCGTCATATCCCGCCATTGCGTTGCCCCTAAAGGCAAACATGGCGGCATTCTGTTCACGAAGAGCCGCTGCGGTACCAGCTAATGCCAGAGTTGCACCAGCGGCAGCGCCACCCAGAACATTCAATAAGCCTGTATACGTTTTAACAAGCCCTTGACCTATCTTGAATAGGCCATGAAGTGACACCATCGAAATAGCCATCAAAGCCATTTCTGCTCCAGCGGCTTTCATGGCGAGTTTCAGTCCACCAAGAGTGGCAGTACCAAACTTCTTGATTACAGTATCAAGATCGTCGAAATGCCTTTTCCATTTACCCGCCGACTTGCCCAAAGTGTTTTCCATTTGGGAGCCATAGTTTTTGAAAACACGGGTAGATTTAGCACCCAATTTGTCAACAGTACGTTCCAGTGAACGTATTTTGCGCTCTAGTCTGTCGAGTTTGCGGGTGCCGTCAACATCAACCTGAATTTTAACTTCGGTTTCTGCGGCCATACGTTTGCCACCCTTAACTCTGCTGGGCCAAAAGGTAGCGTTAAGAGCCCTTTTCTAGCTCTCGTTCACGCTCCATTTTCTCACGATCGTTCTCTACAACTTTAGCACAGGCCATCAAAATCAGCCATTCCTCATCACTACAATCTAGTAGTTCTAAAGGACTAGTGTGAAAGACTTCGGAGAGGCGCGCAGCATTCATTATCGCACTATGCGCTACAAGCGCATCGAAGGCTAGTTCGTAGGGTCCACCGTTTCAATAGTGTCACCATACCCAGCGGCTTCAAGTACTGCTAACGCTGCTCCTTCCACATGTGGGTCCGTACCAAAGAAGTTTCTAACCGCATCTGGCACCGGCCTCGCAGCATTAGTCATTTCTAAAATCTCAGGAGCAGCAAAGTTGAGCGAGTTTCCAGCTTCATCGAACGCTTCGACTCCGTCTATGCCTATACCAACACATGTTTGGCCAATCACTTGGCAGGCAAACTTGATCGGATCAAGACCATTCTTTGTTTCTTCGCCCGCATTCTTGCGCCAAGCCTTCATTTGGGCTTGCGTAATGTTCGGGCTGATTCTCAAATGAACGTCAGGACGGTCAGGAACCTCTAATAGAACAACAGTGCGTTCTACTTTGGCGGAGACAACAGCCTTCAAACGGTCAAGAACTGTCTCTTCAACGGGTAAAACACCCGTAGAGGCATCCTTGGTTTTCTTGGCGGTGGGTTTCGAGTCTGAGGTTTTATCCTCAGCTGCTTCGTCATACAATGAGTCACTCATAAGGCGTACACTATCACGCTATTCTCGCCGCATAGGGGAGGAGCTCATTTAGTTGGCAGTTGTACCGCCACCGGTTATGCCTTGTACTGCGAAGGTCAGTGCGAATGTCGCTGGGGCACCCGAAGATGCGTCACCTTCAGCTTCCGTAAGCCCTACAAGCAATGTGTTGCTGTACAACCTGTCAAGATTCTTGACGATAATATCGCAATCATAGGTTTGAACTCTAATGTCATAGTAAGAACTACCTACGAGTGTCCTAAGTTGATTAAGTTTGAGAGCAATACCTGATCCAGAATCCGATTCTGTTATGTCATCGTCATAGTGGGCAGTCAGGGTGATGTCGCCGATCTCATAAGGTGCACAAAGAACCGAAGGGAACTTGTCGCCGCCTTCATAGATCCTCTCGACAGCAGCTGTGATTTCACCACCAGAGATCTGAGCGAACTTAAACCCTACCCACTTGGGGTGATTCGTGTTCTTCGGTTCAATAAGACCGAGTACTTGCCGCTGTGAAATTTTGGCCATTAGTTAGCCCTCCCTATACCACTGAGTTTGTGAGGTTCGATTTGACAATGTCAACTTCGATCTTGTCGCCCACGCTCGACACCCGAAGACCGACCTTGGCTTTAACAAGCCCATCGGCAAGCTGTGTAACCGGATTGACGGCTGCGTCACACTGAACTGTGTAACCCTTGTCAAGTCGCTTACCTTTCGTGTCGAAAGCTTCATACAACGCTCCGCTTTGACGAAGAGGCTCCAAGATTCCGATGAGCCTGCCCTCGATCGCCGTAAAGATATCGTTTCGACCGTCGATCGTTGCGAAGATCAAATCTTCTAGAGCCACATTTGCTTCTGTCACCACACCGTTGACCGTGTCCTGGCCGGTGATGTAGCGGAAGTTCGTAGTGTCTCCCGATAGAGAGCGGGCTCCGTAAACTCGAAGCGAACCGTTGATCACTCTCAATGCATTCACGAGAGCCACGTCTAGGGCGTCACCAGAGATCTGATCAACTTCCAGCTCTGGGGAAACGACCCAGCGGGCGTTCGAAATGATTCCTGCACCTGCTTGCTGTGGACCAACCTGATTGTGTGCCCGCGAGCGTGTCGCCGCCACATAACCATCCGGTGGAATCAAACGAGTCACACCTGCTGTTGAGGTGGGGACGTTGATCCAAGGGAAGTAGCCAGCGGCATGTTCCGTGTTGGTTTCACTCGCCGTAATCAACTCAGACCATGTTTCAGCCTGAGCGACCGTCTGCGAAGCTGCCGGATGCAAAATGGCGATCCGGTTGTAAGTGTTGGCGTGAACGATGAGAGCCTGATAAGTCGCCACTGCCGAAGACTCTGGGTTTGATACGCAACCTGTGCCGTAAGCATGGTTGAACTTGCTCAACGCTGCCGAGTGGGTTGCAGTCGTGATGCTCGCACGGTCATCCGTGGAAGCCGTGCTGCCACCAGTGGGCTGATCCGAATAGGTCAGCGCCGTAGATCCGTGATTGCCCGGAAGGTTGGTTCCCAAACTTGAAGCTGTCACATACTTCGATGCGACTGCGCTGCCATTAATTTTACCGAGGATCTGATCCACTGTGGTGCAGTTACCCGAATTAAACACCTGAACGTTGTAGTAGAGAAGCTTAAGAATGACGCTACTGGTGACAGTGCCTGCTTCAACGGTGAAGGTCATGTTTGCGGACCAGTCGCCCGGCCCTACAGCGGTTAGCTGCATTGAGTCACCCGCAGAGCTATCGAGGAGCTTATATTTGCCCTCAGTGGCTGATGCACCGACAACGCGAACGACATAACACTGAGTGCCGCCCTCTTCAAAGAAGGTTTCTACAGTTGGATGCAAATACGCGTAAGACTGGTATCCACCATACTGCGCTTCGAAGTCAGCAATGCTGCTGACCAGTGTGGCCTTTTCTTCAGGCCCTCTCAGCGCCAGACCGACAAAAAATGCTTGCGACGAATCGCGAATCGTGTCAGCTGATGGACCCGTTCTAACTGCTGTGGTAATAACTACGCCAGGCATAAGACCTTCCCGTTCCTAATTGGAGCTTCCGGGCACCGGAGCCACCTTGTTAATTCTACAAAACGCTTCCGCGTATCTGTGTAACTGTTGACTATAGATTATCAGACCAGAAGCTTTCTCTAGTGAGACTTTACAGTATGTACTCACTTTGCTTCTCGTTCCCATTCAGTACCGTCCTGTACAAGACCGTCACCATCGCCATCTCTGGCATCAGGGTTGTATCCAGTAGCTTTAGTTGACGCGGCAGATGACGCCTTTTTCTTGGGAGTAGATTTTTTCGGAGAACCGCCACTAATGAGATTTAAAAGCCCGGCCTCTACTAATTTCTCTAAAATAGGGTTACTTTCTGACAGGCACCCGAAATGTCCGATAGGAACAACACGGCCCAGTTCGTCTATTTCGCGAATAGCGAGACCCATGTTGTAGACGACAACGTCGCCAGCTTGAACGTGGGCATCTGCTTGCTCGCGATGCATGCTGTCAAAGACATTAAATGAAGTAGCCATACCTTGATTGTACCTTATCCTTTGTGAACCATATGCCCAATAGTGTCGAACTGGGCAATAACCTCTAAATGGTCGGCAGCGAGTGCTCCCGAAATTAATTCTGTGTTGAGACACAGCATATTACCGAATGGTTCTATTCTGTGACTACAACAGCTACAAGTCTCAATTACATGTTGTGCCTTGCTATGAACAACAATACAATTGGATCTTTCATAATCCATAGATATGACATCAGCTGAGCCACGCGGAACGGTTTGACATAAACAGCAACTCATTCTGACGAACCTCCGGTAGTCGTGTATCCCAGGTTTGTCGGTAAGTCGAGAGAGGTGTCGCCGATGCCAACATTCTTGACACCGATCTGGATACCTTCTTCTTTGACCGTGCCGAGCTGGGTTCTGGCAACAACTTCATTGATGCCCAAGGTGTAGCCGATGTACGAACCAGCCATAACTCGATCACCTTTTACTAATGTCAGGTCGGAAAACTCTTCACGCATCGTCGATTCGTCGATTTCTACTTTCCATGTGTCTCGCGCGTCTGTCGCTTTAAGGCAGGGTCGATCAAGAAGGGCTGCTCTAGTCACGGTTGTTAACCGATCGCGCATGTAGGTCGCAGCTTCGGAACCATTTGTTTTTGCCCAAATATAAGTACGCATTGTGTAATTAACTCGATACTCGGGTTCTGACGGTGTATCTGACGACCAGCCAAGTCTTTCCATGTTTGCTGTCGATATGGCAACGGTAATAATCATTGGCCAAGCATCAATAGCGACTGGTTCAAAAGTTAGAAATTTCAAAGGGTCAGGCAAAGTGGCACTGTCAATACCCCAACCGTTTCTGTATTCGACAAGACGAACAGGAAGATCCGTTTTTAAGAAATCGTTCACATAGCTCTTAGCGAACTGTGCGCCATGCATAAGGTTTGCCATTAGAGACTACTCTCTAAGGCTTTGTGGCCGTTCAACATGTAGTCAGCGGCCCATTTACTCCAGCGAATATTAGCCTCATACGGTTCAAAAATAATTTGCCGCTTCGGCATTTTACTCGTTCCCATTTGATGAAATTTTGCCCATTCGATATCTGTTCCAAAAACTGCCCGTTTGGCATGAATCTCGTTTGGATTTCCCCTCAAGCTCGACAAACTATTAAATAACTTACCCGTTTGTATGAGTGTCGTAGCTCCAGGAAAACGAGCCGCCTTCCAGGAGCCATACTGGGCATCCAAAGGTGCCCAACCCCCTACGGATAGTCCATTTGATGTGAAGTTTTTTGCCCAGTGCTGTTCTAAATCGTCACGGATGCGTTCAAAAACTGGACCAAAATCTCTGGCACGTCGTTGTATGCCATTGATTTCTCGTTTGAGAGGTTGGGTATCGAACTTGGTGTCAAACTCAATTTGAACACCTTTTGCCCGCCGCGCTCTTTGAAGCGTTCGAAATGCCATGTTAAGCCACCCGAATTCGGCGATGTCGTTTGACCGCCAATAACTCCCTATCTGTGAACCCTGTTTCCATAGGAGCGATATTTCGAGGTTCGAGATCTTTGATGCCGACAACATCATCGTGCATGTTTTGCATCTCTCTAGAAGCAGCTCTCAAAATCATTAACTTAAAAGTAGCGATGTTTGCACCAGCAAGACCGGCGTTGTAAGTGACCGTTAATTTGTCGTTTGCGCCGCCACGATAAACATCTACGCCGTATCGACGGGCAACGTATTCGGTTCCAGCAACTAAAGTTTCAGCGGTACTTCCGGGGGTTACGGGAGTCAAAACAATACTCGCAATCGAGTTAACAGGACTTTCTCGTAAATACAGTGTTGCTGGAGGATCTGTATACGAAAGAATGCCACTTGTGTTCGAGTCGAGTTTGTTGTCGTAGAAGAACGAAGTTTCAGGCATGCCTAGATGGTTCGAATCGAGAATGTAATCCTCGGTGAAGTTGGCTGCTTCAACCTTGCGCCCTAAAAAAGTTTCTAGTTCTGATTGAAGACCGCCAAGAACAATGTCAGCAGCGTCTTGTTGACGCAAACTGAATTCAATATCCATGTAGGTTTTAAGATCGGCACGAGTTACTAGAGCCATATTGGCAGGCTCCTATCTAATTACACGCGGTTTGCGACGGCCTCTGCGGATAATGTCACGCACGCGCTCATTGGCTATACGTCCACGACCACGGCGCGCTTCACGGCCACGCAAAAGAGAGCGAATACTGCGACGAATTCGCCCAGCTCGCCGAAAATCAAATTCGCGTTCTTTACCGGGTGAGGGCATATAACGGCACCTTCCTAGATAGAATCTAGTTCTAGTGTAGCGCACTAGGCACTTACACTATATACCCGTTAATTGTTACCTGTCAGCGTTAGGAGGTTTTTCTGTTGTGACTTCTTTTTTGTCGACAGTTTCAGGCGGAGCTTCCACCGGAACCCACGCCATCGAATAACGATGATTTGGAACTTTTCGATGTTTAATGATCGAGCCATCCAACATCAATTCCAATTCATCGCCTTTCATACAAAAACGAGCCACAAAATCTTCTACTGAAAACGCTTTAGACCTTTTCAGTTGTTTCACGATTCGAGACAATTTATGAGCAACCATGTTCCCGCGACCACGATTCAATTGAACGTGCAAGGCCATAGCCTCGGTTTCGCCACAATCAATTATATGAATAGGTACGCCATCAGCAAACCGTTCTGACAGATGTTTATTACCCCTGATCGCTCGTAACCGCTGAGAGCCGTCAATTACGTTCATGCCGTCCTTCTGGACAACAAGTGGGGAAAGTACCCCATAATCCATTAGGGCCGCTGTTAGAACCAACAAATCCGGTCTAAGGATGTATGTGGCATTCCACTCTGGGATATTGAGCTCCTCGTAATTCCTAACCCACATCGTGTACTGCTCTGTGCTCATGAGGCTTCCTCCGCCGCTTTTTGCCTCACTGTGTAGGCTCTAGTTTTTGGCCCCACGGGGGAGGCCGAAGTTGTGGTGAGTTCGTTGAGTAACAAGTTCCTGATCAACCAATTTATTGGATACGAGTAGGGATCTAAAGCATGTTTCTTTCTGAATTCAGCTGCATACGCTTTAGCTCTTCGAGCTTTTGAATCACCGATCATATAATCCTCAATTACGTTGGTTACCCCATCCCAACCTTCGTCAGCATAGTTATTGATCAGTTGTTCGATATCGAAGTCTGGCCACCAGCGACGCTGAGCGTCGATTTGGGGAAAACATTCATACAACCGATCATAAAATTCTGGTTCGGTAGCGACCACATCCCCAATGCGTCGAATCGCAACAGAGTGAAGTGGTATCCCGACCCGAGTATTCGAACCGGTTAGTGCTGCCCTGTCGTAATACTCGCAGTAGGGGGCACCGTGTTCTTCAGTAATGAACTTGAATACATCGTTGACATTCCAGTCATAGATGACTTTCGCAAACTTCAGAGGTGTCCCACGTTTTATGCCGAAGGGTGTGACAATGTAGTTCTCGTGCAGTTTTTGGACTAAGGATCGATAACGAATCATCGACTCGGCAGCCCGGACACCAGTAATGAAGGCGACGCTTCCTTGCTTCCCCTGCATCGTATAAAAATCGACAGCTTCAGGCAGGGGTTGACCCCCTTCTAGCCCGAACGATTTTGCGCTAATCGCATCTTCCGGCATTTCGCGCACCCATCGTCCTGCCTGCTCCCGATAACCCCCCCACAACACCACGGGTTGTCGTCTGCCCAGAACCCAGACCTCTCCGCCGTAAGGAAGGCAATACCATTCCATGTCGATCCAATCGAAATTTCTGACCATTTCGACATATTCAAGAACGAGTGGACTCACCATCTCTTCATCTCTAAATATGACTTTGACTGGACCTAAGCCACGTTCTTCGTGTACCTCTTTAGCCAAATAGAGAACAGCGGTGCTGTCTTTGCCTCCAGAAAATTGAATACAGACGGTGTCGAATGTGTCGTAAACGTGACGTATCCGTTGACGAGCGGCTTCGAGACATGTGATGTCTAGAAACATTCGCTGACGAGTCATAGTTCTGAGTGCGCCTCGACAAATGACATCAATTTCTCCGCAGTCGTATCGCCCTCATAAGCCGGTTGTCCGCGAAGCCATCGCACAAAGTTGTACCACTCTTTCTGCTGAGCGGGATCATCAAAAACTAAGGTGTACTGGACAACTGCTTTATTTGACCCCCCTTGAGGCGTAATCGTGCTGCCTTGAATAGCAATATCGTTATGGTCGACACTGTCGTCGGCGACAATCCTTCGTTCCCCATCCTCGCCATCCTGCACTAAGGCATCTAACGCATTGTCCATCCTGTCGATCAGAGACGGACGAGTAAATGTTGTTGTGCCGCCCTCTCTGTCTGCAGCAATTTCTGCCTGCTCTTCATAAAGGGAAATCTCGAAGTCGTCCCATGCCAAATCACCCAAAAGGTCGCTGTACTCGTCGACAACATCCAGGATCATGTCAATGGCTTTGGTGTTGTCTGTATGACCCAACTCCATTGTCCGGTTGTCAGCAAGTGCAAAAGCGATGGCCCGTTTGTCATCTCCATCAAAAGGTACAGCAGCAATATGAGTCCAACCAAGTTTCTTAGCTGCTTCGACCTGATGGTTGCCAGCGATAACCGTGGCTTTATCGTTTTCGTTCAAACGAATCACGATGGGCTTCACTTGACCAAACTCATCGTATGACGCAGCAATCGCTTTAACATTTCCAACTCTTGGATTATTGACAAGGGGCTGCAGGTCACTCAACGGAATAAGTAGCTCGTTGAGAGACTCGTGGACTTTATGGTTATTCTCCATGGTCATACCTGTACTCGCACATTGGCATTGAGGGTTCGCATCGCATCGATGGACGACCTTAAGGAGAGTAGCTTTTCCCGCTTCGATTTTAGTAGGGCTTCCGATATTTTGTACTCAAAGTGTTCGTCAGCCATTTTGTAGTCGGCCCAAGATTCCCGCTCCTTGATCGACCCCTTGGCAGACAGATACTCCTTAGCCCACGCCGACTTGTATCTTGCTTCTTTCTTAGCGTTGTCTTCAGCGAGGCTTTCGAAAGCTTCTGTTTCGTTTTCTAACTCGTCAAGGAAATGAAGCAGTCGTTGTTCGATCTCAACTTGGCTGATAGGGCCTCTAAAGTTCATAATATTCTTTCTTCAAAATGGGCTGCTACTTCAGCCAGGGTCGGAGTGTCCCAAAGCTCGCTCTTACCGTGAGCTACATCATATTTATATGTTCCGTAATACTTGAAATCGTCGTACAGCTTTGGCAGCCAGTGAGGCTGAGTCCATGTGGCTATATCGTCCGGTTCTGCGATGCGCACCGGAGTGTTGAGTCCGAAGAACCCTAAATAAGAAAGTCTTTCACCGGACGTAACTGGCTTAACGGAGTGTGATCCCATGTAATTGGCGGGAAAGTACATGCAATCACCAGTTGACAATCTGACTGTGGTGTCTAGATATGGGAAGAAGAATTCACCGCCCTCGTAATCATCGTTGAGAGCCGTCACACAGGCAACAACCTGAGCGCCTTCTATCTGGTGAGAAGGCAACTCCCTTTTTCCATTATGTGAACTAAAGCTTGACGCCTGATCGTTGTGGGCGTCCATCCATTGCAAGTCGGTGTAGCTCAGGGCGTATCCTCTGGTGCGCCACCAAAGTGTTTCCGCTAGCAACGGGTACTCCGTCATGTAATCAACCAGATACATGTATCGGAAGTCTTCTAAAACCCCCCACCCGAAATCGATGTCCTCATCCGTATCCTGAGTCACCACTTCATGTATTCGTACCGGCTGCTGTGGGAGCATCGGCGTTTCAAGCTTGGCCCTGTCGCTGACGTAACGCTGTAGCGCGGGCTCGATCGTCGTTACATTTCTATATATAACGACTCCCGGTGCAGGCGTTTCCTTCCGACCCAACCCCCATTTAGCTTCCTCCCAACGAGTTCTCGGGTGCATGATGCACTCAATGAACTCTTCCACCCCGGGAGTGTAGGCATCCATTTTATTAGTCATCGAATTTCCCTACCGCTCTTGACCAGTCGATGTTCTCCAAGGCTTCCAAGTGGTTCTTGGGCCATTCGTATTCCGAAGCACCAAAACGAGATCGACCCATTTGTTCGAGAATCCACGCATCACACATATCGTCGGCACCCTTGCCCTCCCAAACTAATCCAGTCCGGGCAGAGATTGAGGAGATGACTTCAACCTTTGAGGCGTTTCCTCTTCCAGTTGCGAACTTGGCACGACAGGTCGGAGGGATGTCTACGACGGTGTAGTTGTCCTCATGCAGAGCAAGACGAATGACGCCACCCAGCTCTCCGATGGAATGAGCCTGACTCGCCCGCGAAGCAAACGAGTAGCCCTCAATCAAGACCACATCCGGGCGATGTTCCCGACAGACGAGCATGACCTCATCCCTGATGGCCGCAAGCCGCTCCACACCCTTCTCCTTTACGGCGATTGCGTCCATATCCCCGTCACAGGAGTACCCCGTAGACGTAAGCGACAGATCAAGACCCATAAACTTCATGGCTTTTTCCACCATCCGGGAACAGCTAAACCAAGGTCGATTGCAATCGCCGGTTCACGCCCGATGCGGTCATGGCAATCACGACACACAGCCATGAGATTTTCTTCTTCAAGAATGGAGCCACCCTGTGAGCGACGTTTCAATTCGTGAATATCAACGCTTGCATTCCGCTTGTAAAGCGTTACCTCATCATGCTGTGCCCAGACTGGGCATGCCTCACAGTAGGGTCGCTCTTCAAGAAGGCGAGACACCACCTTCCTACGTTCGACGTATTTCTGCTGCATCTTTTTACTGCGTGGATTAAGAGATCCTGTCCGCTTTAATGAGCCGCTTCGTTTAAGTGGTGCACCGCGCTGCATGGGCTTCTTGCGTTTCATATGGCGCCACTAGTTACCTGATCAAAGTCCCACTTATTCTCTAACGCTGCCCACAAGGCACGATCTATAGCCGTATCTTCCAAGTCATGCGTATCCATTAATTCGCGGTGCTTCAAAATTGCGCGACGGTAAAAATTGGCTGATTCAAACGGATTCATGTCAATAGGTTGACCAGTTTGAATCATCCCCATCACTTGATTCAAACGGTTATCAACATGGAACTTAAAACGTTCGACCTTTGTTCTTTTAGACGCGTATGCATTTTCTGCCTCTTTGGCCAACTTGCGTCCATCTCTACCTAGGGCCATATAGCGATTCGCGTCTGATTCGGCATCTGCCTCAATACTCTCAATTTGGGTAAAGAGGTTTTCCGACAATGCGTTTAGGGCTCGCTTCCAACGATCCCAATTATCCGACTCCAACAAAACTTTCCGTTGGCCCGGTGACAGTTTGTTTTTAACTTCTTCCGCAACCAATTGCGCAAAAGCATCATCTGTTAGTTGCATTTTCAACTCCAAGCAGGGCACTGAGGCTTATAAGCACACCAATTGCACAACGCCGTTTTTTTGGTATCAAATTCATGTGTCTCACACGAAAGATCTATGGCCTTTTTTGTATTTACAACGTATTCGACAGTCTCATCAAAGTCACTTTGGGTGAAATTATGTTCCAGCCTCACGCCATCTTTTAGATACAGCAATTCTAATTTTTCGGTTTCACCCACTCCTAACACTCTGGCTAGTGCGCCATAAATCTTGAGTTGGAGAAACTTGTCGTCACTATAATTCGGATTCGGAGTCTTGCCGGTTTTGTAATCGCTGATAACCAGTTTGTCACCAATCGAGGAATAGCGGTCGATGAACCCCTTGAGGGTTACCCCTCCGAGCTCTCCGTTGAGCTCATACTCCAAGCCCTCTGGTTCGATCGCCGTGGGCTCTTCAACCTCCCACAAGTTTTCAACACACCAAACGGCACGCCATTTAAATTGACGAATGCGTTTGTCGCCCCTGACATATGGGTGAATCCGATTAATCCAGTCACCCGACTCCCACACTTCCGCGAAGAGGGGAACAATTAGTTCCTTGACCCTTTCGCTGGAGTCATACATGTAAAACTGTTCGCAAACATCGTGAACCAAGTTCCCCAGCAGGGTCGCCTCACTGGGCTCATCGGGAAGCTTGTCTATTTTGCTGAAACGAAACTTCATCGGACATTGGTTGTATGTGCCCATCGAAGACGGGGACAGATGTGGTGGTGCTTCTAACTTCTCAATCACCGAGGAACCTCCTGTGGTCGGCTCAGATATTTCAGGAAAAGAGATCCATTCCAAAACAGGAGTCAGCGAGCCGATGTATCGGTTACATGCTCGGCCACCCTTCGTTTTGCCATCACGGTCCACCACTGTCACATATCCAAGGCGCTGAAGCTCGTTGACTCTGGTTCTGGCGCTGGAATAGGCGGCTGGGCCGTGATGCTGGACGTAAAGTTCGTGAGCACGCTCTTGTGAGATCGGCCCGTTTTCACAGACGATGTTAAGCACCCGAACTTTTAGTTCAGTCAGCTTTTCTTTGGTTATTGACCGAGCAGCCTCGTGCGACGTGTCTGGATCGTTGCGCTTAGCAACTGCCCCTTTGGCAACTCCCAGCAGTTGGTCAAATAGCGAACCATCTTCGAAATCGTCAAATAGCTGGCCATCACCCACTGGAGTCGCTGTCGTTGTCATCGTTTTCAACATACTCTGCGTTGAACGACAGGCGAATTGCTTCTTCTGAGAGAGCCGTCAGGTCGGCTACGGTCGCCGTGTCTAGTTGCGGCTTGGGCCTATCGTCGGAGAACTCAACCCAAAACTCGTTGAGCTTGGCCTTCTGTTCGCCATTTAGGCTTCCCGCTACAGACGTAAAGGCTTCCCATGCCGCTTTAATCGCCGGATCGAGTGCCTCTTCTTCGGCAGCCATTTCCTCCAATTGGAGAGACTCCGCTGACCTTGCCAGATAAAGGCCGACACCAAGGGTTTGTGCGGCCTTTTTGAGACCGTCGGAAACGGCACCTTTCATCTCATCGCCGAGATCGACAGGGTCACCGTTTTTCATTCGTTTGATCTTCTGGCCACCAAAGCCGTCTTTGTAAACAACATTGCTGTCGATCACAACAGTGAGGCGGACATGCGCAATAATCCAATCGGAGTCCACGGCATCACGGTGGCAATCCCTGACCTCAGAAGACCAGTTCTCGATCCCCAGTACGGTATTGAGGCGAGTGATGACCTCGCTGACAGGGATATAGGTGAGGGAGGTCCCTCCCTTTGACAGACTGCGTTCGACTTCCCGTGGGAACGGTTCTGAAAGCTTTTGTAGTATGTCGTTCATCGGGCTTCGCCCCTCCTAACAATGACGCTGGTTTTTGGCTCAGACGGTTCGCAATACAGATCGGCGTTAAGGCCAATCTCGCTTAACTTCCCCACTCTCCAATAAGAAGGAGCAAGGTAGTCAAGCATTTGAAGGGCCATTTGCTTTGCAGTGACGACCACTTCACCGGTATCCATGTCAACTGAGGACTGCTGGATTCGGTCCATCACCACGTTGGCGAGGACGCCGTGGTTCCAGCCCTTTCGGGTAGAACCCATCTTGCGTTCCACCTGAGCGCCATCGCGCAGTTCGATAATTGGATCGTTGATCATGAGGTTGCCCAGCAACATCGAGACTCGATCGTAAACAATCCCAAGCTCGACCTTGGCCAGATTCAGCTCTAAGACCAAGTTCGCTACATCTTGGGTTTCGCCGTCTATCTCATCGACTCGTTCATCGAGCTGTGTGAGGAGCAAGCGGAGGGTTCTAATATTCTCCAGATTCATAACAACTCCGGTTAGTAGGGGGTGTCAGTATTACTTCAGACAACGATAGCAATTCGTTTGCGCTGAGGCAACCCCAATCCGGTTAAGTGTGTGAAAGCTCCCGTGGCCGAGTCGACTTGATCGTCGTGATTGCAGGCTTCGGGGAAACTGGACAATTCGTCAAGCCAGTCGGTTAGCCATGCCCCACGCACCGCTCTGACGTTGCCGTTAGCGAGGGCGGCAGCAAATGGGCGAGCACGGGTAACCTTGTCTCCGGTGGCGCGCAGGCCAATGAAATCGTAGCCGGGTACGATGTAGCGAGCGTACTGATCCACAAGGGCTTTTCCAGAGGAGCCCGGTTCTTGTTCCATCCTGATTGGAACTCCATGCCCATCTTCGTAAGCGGTTTGAGCGATCATCTGCTCCACTTTTTCCCCTTTGACCCTTGCGCGCTTCACATCAATAATGTAAGCAATTCCTTGGTCAAACATCATCAGAGTTCCGACAGTCCAGTCAGGATCAGGGTTGGATGAGGACGGTTCGGTAGCAGCCAAGTCCCAGAATCGCACAGCCTTTGCCATTGAAGTCAACTCTGGGATTTCGTTCTGATCCAACAGGACAACTGATTCCCTATCAAACAGAGAACCCAAAGTGGTAGACCACCAATCGCCTTCTTCGAGTCGCTTGCGTTCTACGGGGTCCAAGGCTTGCAACGATTGTCGATATGAGTCAGCGTCGATGCCCGGGTTGTCATCCAAAAAACTAGGGACGAAAACTCGTCCCTCATTCTGGCCCTCAATAATGAAGCGCTGTCTCACCCAGTTGGGCGCGGGGTTCGAGGCACACCTCATCCGTAGGGGGACTTTTGATAATGGACCTGACGCCGGACGACGCAAGCGAGAGAACAGGTAGCGGTAGTCGGCTTCCCGGATTTCTGTGACTTCATCCATCCCGATGAACTGAAATTCCGCGCCTTTATACCGCAAATAATCCTGGCTGTTGTTTAGGTAGCCAAAGGTGATGCGCGCGCCAGAGGGGAAGGTCGCCGTGTAGGTATTGGCGTTCCAACGGATTGTTTCTTCCGGCCCTGTCCAAGCTTGGAAACGATCCATGATCGCTCCCGGCAGGGCAAGGTCGGCGTAAGTGCGACGGAATAGAATGGCCGAGTAGTTGGGTACATCAACATATTGAAGTGCTGCCATTAAGAGGGCTGAACTTTTTCCGCCACCCGCAGCGCCACCGAAGAGAGCTTCCAACGAATAAGTGCGTAAGAAAACTTTTTGGGTGAGAGATGCGTCCTCTGGGCAGTATGGTGATTCGCGTGGCTCTAGATAATTGAGTACCTTATTCCAATCCGTAGTCACACAATCACCTCGCAGTCTTGACCTATTCTAGAATAGGCGACAAAGTACAGCCTATCCTTGACTATTGTAAGAAGGCACATGAACATTTGGACGAAACTAGAAAGCCTGCAGGAGCGAGGAGTAATAGCAAACGCTCTAATGGTATCATTTGTAATACTTACAGGCGGCGGTGCAGCGATGGTTTACCCTCCGCTGGGCCTTATTGTTGGGGGTCTAGCTTGTGGCATATTCGGATTTCTACTGGGTCTTGAGTAACGATGGCTTGGAACTCTACTAATAACAAACTTATAGACGGGTCAGAACAGCGTAAATACGCTGTTGGACCTGGCGCGCCCATAGCCACAAATCCAACACTTGCTGGGCAACCTTATTTTGATTCGTGGGACATTGAGCGAGCGTACCGAGAAGGTATGCAGAAGGTCACATGGGTAGCCCGCTGTGTGGATGTGATCTCAGGTAACCAAGCACGCCTCCCAGTTGTTCTTCGTGAGGATAATTCCCCAAATGGAAAACTAGTTACAAGCTCTTCCGTTCTGAAGGAAAGCACAATACTGGATGTATTGAATACTAAATCTAATATTGGTGAAAATTCATTTATATTCAGATACCGACTTTCAGCCCAACTGCTGATGAGCAGCCGTGGTGCCTTTATCGAGAAAGTGCGTTCTAGAGACGGAAGAATTATCGGGCTGAATCTGCTTCCCCCTCAACACACCGCACCAATACCTCATCCAAAAACATTTGTGGCTGGTTATGAAGTCGCCATGCCCGACGGAAAGAAAGTACGTCTTAAACCAGAAGATGTTGTTTGGGTTCGGAGACCACACCCCCTAGACCCCTACCTGTCGATGACCCCAATGGAGTCTGCGGGCGTTGCTATAGAAATCGAAAATCTCGCGAAGCTGTACAACCGTAATTTCCTTCTTAACGATGGTCGGCCCGGTGGCCTTTTGGTTCTCCGTGGAGAAATCGACGAAGACGACAAGAACGAACTCAGAAGCCGATTCCGTGGAAACTTAGGACGAGTCGGATCGACCACGGTGGTAGCTGCCGACGATGGAGTCGACTTTGTTGATACGTCATCCAGTCCTCGTGATGCTGCATACATCCAAATGCGAACAATCACAAAGGAAGAAATCTTCGCTGCCTTTGGGGTCCCCGAAACCGTTATAGGCAACGCTTCAGGTAGAACATTCAGTAATGCGGGAGAAGAAATTCGTGTTTTCTGGATGGAAACAATGCTCCCTCATCTCGAACCTATAGCTCGTGCTTTGGACGAAATTGACCCAATTCATTACATCGACTTCGACACTTCAACGGTACCCAACCTGATTATTTACAAACAAGAACGCGACCGGTACTTGATGGATGAACTTCAAAACGGGTTGATAAGCATCAACGAATATCGTGACATGACGGGCAAAGAGACGGTTAAATCCGATCTCGCTGATTCATTACTTATGAACCCGAATTTGACGCCTGTCGCAAACACTGAGAAGGAAATGGAGCAGCCCAACGCAATGATGGGCGGACAACCGGGCATGATGCCACCTCAGCCCGGGATGCCAACACCGGGAGCGGAAGGTCCGCAACCGGGCGAACAACCCCTTGACCCAAATACCATGCAAGGCTCTTTGGCTCAAGAACAAGAAAGTCCACCGGCTGCTGGGCCACCTGCCGCAACTCCCGATATGGGGCAGCTCTCAGGTGAACCATTCGACATTGAGACGAAGGGGGACGATCTGGGTGTGGACTATGAACGTTGGGCAGGCATTCTCGACCGCAGCTTCGAACGTCTGTTCGAAAGACAGCAACGGGTTATTTTAGAAAAGGTTGCTGGACGGAAAGCACGCACGCTTCTAACCGGAGGCACATTAGACACCAAGAACATTATGACTATGGGTACATGGGATCGGCAGATGGATGAAGACATCCGACCCGTTTTGAATTCAATTATTAAAGATTCTCAAGAAAAACAGTCCCATGAATCCGATCAGTATGAACCCCCTTCGGGAGAAGATGTTCAAGTTCAACTGAATGCTCAAATGGATCGCATTAAGTCAATTAATTTAGATACAGAGCGGATTATCAACGAAAAGATTACCACCTGTATGGCGTTACAGGACGAGGATCGCCGTCATGCGGCAGTTAAGGGTGAGTTGGTCAGCGTATTTGCCAGCCTTCTCGCAAAAGCACCAGCGACTTTGGCTGAGGATGAAGCTCGAAGAGCTTGGGTTTTCCCAATCAGCTGATTTCCGTAAAATAGTTTACGGAAACTACAGCGCTTGCAATTATTACTTACACGGTAGAAGCTTTCTGTCCCTTATTATGTATTGACGGAGGTTTCAATATGCCAAACGAACTGCTTGATGACATTCAATTTAAAGCCCGAAACGGTGCTCAGATCAGTGTTGACAGTGCCAAAGGGATTGTCGAATGTTTTGTTTCCGGTATAGGCAACAAAGACAGTGTCGGCGACATCGTTCTCCCCGGCGCCTTCACTGAGAGTCTAAAAAGAAGAAAACCCAGAGTGGTCTGGGGGCACAGCTGGAACGACCCTATTGGAAAAGTTTTAGAGATCTACGAAGTCTCCAACTCAGACCCACGACTCCCGGAGAAAATGAAAAGTGCCGGAGTCGGCGGCTTGTTTGCGAAAGTCCAGTTCAATTTGGCTGCAGAAAAAGGACGGGAAGCATTCGCTAACGTCGCCTTCTTCGGAGAAGAGCAGGAATGGTCAATCGGTTATAAGACCCTTCAGGCCACCTTTGACCCAGTCAAACAGGCCAACCTGCTCAAAGAGGTAGAACTCTATGAGGTAAGTCCTGTTCTCCACGGCGCCAACCAGCTAACCGGCACGATCTCTGTCAAGGACGGAGAATACGGTGCCTGCGGAACTAATGGTTGTGAATGTGGCACAAAAAACCATATTGCTTCAGAACCAGATATTCAGGTCGAAGAAGAGGAAGCTTTCATTTTCGAAAAGGGTCAGATGATGGGACGAGTCCCCATGCAAATGATCATTATTCCAATGCCCAAAAAACCAGATAGCGATTCCCACGACGCCAGTAGAGACATTTGGGCTCGCGGCGAAGCTGGTCCTATTGACATGGGCGCCCGCATGGAACTGGCCCAAGAAATTCACTCACGAACAAGGGTGCCAATCAAAATTGTTGAGGCCACCGAGAACATGGTGGTGTTTCTCCGCAAAATGGTGGATGGCACTAACCGTATGTACCGGATGCCCTATCACAAGGCAGATGACGGTAGATACATGTTTGGCAAACCAGCGCGAGTCAAACCACAAACGGTTTATTCCCCGGTTCAACCGAACATGCCGCCCGTTGGCCCAATGAGCCACAAGCCGAACCATCATGTCAATCCGATTCAGGGAAAAGAAACGACAGAAGAAGCTAAATCAGATTATCTGATTTCCTGCACGTTGGACAACATTTTTGAGTTCAAAGACGCACTTCAACCAATTCTCGATTATTACGAAGTAACAGTGACTCCCAGTGTCAGCGGGTTGTTATGTAGCGATTATCCGTCTGGATTCGAGGACGCAGCAAATACGGCTATCAAAGCCCTAGGTGGAAGACTTGGGCGAGGTGGTGGCCTGGGAAAAGGCCGTAGGGCTGGGAGAGCCCTCACCGCAACGTTTGACCCAAAAGCTTGGGATGGTGATGGTGACGGACTAGTTCAAGAAGGTACGCCTTTCCAACGTCCATCTATTCCCGGCGTCAACACGAACTTTCCGGGAGAACCAAAAACTAGAACCAAGCCTGACGATTTTCCTGATGACAGCGACAAACTAAGAACCAACCGGGCAGCTAGGAAGCCTCGTCAGCAACAACGCGCCGAGCGTCGTGATCTACACGGAGGATCTGCTCGTCGTCGTGGCGTAATCGATGCAAGGCAAGCGGCAGGTCTGCGCTCGATTAGTCCAAGTAAGGCTGTCAATGCTTCTCTAGATAAGACCTATCAGGAGTTGGTAGATGAGGGGCTTTTCAAGCACCCAACCAAGCCGCATGTGGCTGGTAAACCCATTGCGGTAGCACATGGTGCACCGAACCTCGCCAAGTTGGAAGAAATTGTAGAGAAGGGCTGGAGACGGGAAGGGGGGTACGAGCAAAGACGTATTTATTTCTTTCCCGAAGGACATGAAAGCTATATGGATTGGGAAGGCGATTACGCATGGGCTCCAGAGGACCCTGTCGTTGATGCAGGGGTAGCAGCACAGGTAACTCCGAAAAAGCCAGTCACTATTTTCGACACGAATAAACACGGTTCCGTCGAAGAGCAGGCTGCAGCCCAGTTGGGTATTGATCTAGGCGAACTACTTGACGGCTTGGCCGAAGGTGGATCACAGCTTTCAAGAACGGCCAGGTCGGAGGAAGGTGCGGATAGCGCGAGAGCGGCGGGGACGCAGGGTCTGGAGGACGATGCCATGCCGCTCCGGTTACACAGGGCGTTTGGTGTTGACCTGTTTGCAGATTACACAGACGACAAAGATGACGATTCCGGCACTGAAGGCCATAAAGGCCATAGTTTGCGCGGTCATATGGGTTCAGAGATAATCGTTATGGATAAAGACATCATCGAAGTCGTCGGTGTGCGGCAAACCGGCTGGACCGAAGACCAGATGGCAGCCCACGGTGGTCGACGCTTATACCGGAGCCGGAGCCAGAGCCAGAGCCGGGATCGTGAGGTTCTTGATGAAGACAAGTTCCAAGAATGGAGATCGCGCACGAATGAACTCGCTTCTTCCGGTATGCGTTCACGTTCAGGGGGGAGTTCTGGAGATTGGGAAGACTTAAAATCACAACT